ATAAAAAGTCTGTCAATAGAATTGGCAGACATTAAATAAACACGAGGATATTAAGTTTTTGTTTTTATATATTTTTAATAATAATTTATAAAGATAATTAATAGATTATAAAAGCAACTCTTGACTTTTAGTAGATTTTGTTTTTACATGAGTTTTAATTTATTTTATTAATTTTTAATATTTTAGTGCGGTAAAAGTGCGGTAAGAAAAAATGGCAAACATAAAAAAGGTTAAAAACAAAAAAGGTATTACTTATCAAGTCGACATCAGAATTAAAGGTTACAAGCGTGTCATAAAAACTTTTAGTAACAAAGAGGATGCATTACATTTTGCACAAAAAACAGAAGTAGCAATGAAAGAAGGTGTGTATAGACAAAGTTCTTTCATGACTGAAGACGGCTTAAAAATAGAAACACTTAGGCAGCTTATAACATTTTTCAGAAAAAAAGTGTCACCACGTCGATACAAACATTCCGAAAAATACGAAGTTATGTATGATTGGTGGGAAAACCAATTAGGCGATATTCAGCTTAAAAAACTTTCTACATCAATGATAACTCAATGTAAAAATATCCTTGAAAACGAAAAATTTAAAAAGGGTAATAAATTAGTGATGCGACAAGCTAACACGATCAATAAATATTTAATGTGTCTTTCTGCTGTGCTTAGATATGCTACTAAGGATTTGGAATTAATTTCTATTAATCCAATGAACAATGTAACAACAGAGGTTAAACCTGAAGGGCGCAAAAGATTTTTATCGGAAACTGAATTGCAAAAATTGCTTGCAGCTTGCAAGTCTGATTCTGAATTGATATATGTTTTCTTTTTGATTTCACTTACAACTGGAGCTAGATATTCAGAAGTTTTAAATCTAAGTATAAAAGATTTTGATTTTAAAAATGCTCAAGTTTCATATAAAGATACAAAAAATAAAACTAGCCGTGGTGTTCCACTACCTCAAAATGTTCTACTGATCATTTCAGAATATATTAAAAATAATGATATAAAAGATAAATTATTTATAAATAAAAAAACGGGTAAACTTGTGTATGTTCGTGGTAAGCTGCAAAAAATAATTAAGAATATCGGCTTAGAGGATTTTCATATTCACGACATAAGACATACGACAGCAAGTTATATTGCTATGAACGGTGGAAGTTTATTAGATATTGCAGAAATTCTAGGTCATAAATCCATTGTTATGGCTGACCGTTATTCACATTTAACGAAAAAACATACTGCTAAATTAATTAACAGTACGTCTAATCTGATGTTATCACAAGATCTATAATCCTGTTGATTCCATATATCTAAAATATTTATCCTCGTCAATCATAACTCTTGCGCCTTGTTTTACAATACAAGCCTCTTTAAATTCTTGATTATGAAAAGCCCATTGCCTTAAGGTTCCAACTGCCGGCACTTCGTGATAATCATTCCATTTTGATAAAGGAATTAATCTAGATTGCTTTTGCACGTTTGCACTTGGTGTAATCATTTTTTCTAGAGCTAGAATTTCAACAATCAAAGTTTTGAATTCGTTACCGTATTTTTCAACTCCGCTATTGATTTTGCTTTCTATAATATTTTCTATTTCTATTGTTGGTAATTGCATATTTTAAATATCCCTGTTTAGTGTAAATGTATTTATCGTTTGTTCATCATTTGATGATTAAATGATGAACACTTTAATAATTTCTATTTTTCCATAGCTAAAAATAGAGCTAAAAGTTTATTTTTCCTGTATATTTTTAAAACTGGTTCTTCTCTTTTATTTTTAGAAATAAAAAAACTAAGTTCATTATCGCTATAAGTTTTTAATATCATTAAAAGAATTCTGTAGTCAAAACAATATTTTTCATTGTAGTCAATAAGTGGTCTATCTAGATTATTACCCAAAAATATAAGTTTATCAAACGTAAAAGGTTCACCTTTGCCTTTGCCAATACTTTCTTTTAATCTAGATATTGACTTTCCTTTTAGGTTGTTTTTAAAGTTGTTCAAAATATTTCTGATATAAAAGTGATTATTTAAGGTCATAATTGTTGTACTCATCAGAAAACAACCTGATGTAAATAATTCACGTTCGCTTGCTTTTTCTATAAAGTATTCGTTTAAATCCATCTTTTGTTACTCCTTTATTTTCTAAATGTTTTTATAAAATATTTTACTTCTATGCCGATAAGTCCTAATAATATACCTAACATACTACCCAAGATTATTGATAAAACTGTATCTAACATCTATTTCACCTCGCTTAATAGCTCGGGATTTTCGTAAATGTTGCCGATTATTTCGTAGTCTTCGGGTTTGTAATCAAAGTTGCATAAATAGTTTTTATATCCGCCGTCAAGTTCGGTAAAGCAAAAGGCGCTTACATCTTTATCGAATTCAACCTTGTAAAGGCAGCTTGTAAGTGAATCCGTATCCTCTGAAAAATATGTTTCTTTTAAAATATCGCCTTCAAAAATTAGATTGTTATTCTTATCTTTTTTGCCTGTGCATTGTATTTTTGTATAAACACCTTTGCCAAAATGATGCTCTAACAGCCTATTATCTACAAATATTCCATAATAGAAATCTCTAGCACTCAAATCTGAAATTGAAATCATTTTCTTTGAGGAATGCCCAAAAACTCTAAACTTAAATCTATCTTCCATTGTTTTGTTCCTTTCTAATTTATTGATATGTGTATATGGTTGAATACCCATATAAGTATTTCGATTAGTTTCCATATACCTAGTGGCAAAACTATTAAAAATCCTAATGCCATATTGCAAACTGCTTTAATTCCAAAATCCATTATTCACCGTCCTTTTTGAAAAATAACTTACCTTGTTCTGTAAGTTTATCATCATTCTCGCATTCGTTACACAAGGCTTTCATAATATCTTTATCAACCTCACCCTTGATATATAGCAAACTGTTTCTGCCCATTATTCCTCCTTTGTATAGTTTTCACAATAAACTTTTTCGTCCTCAATATCAGTAAAGGTTCTGCAATTAATACAAGAGTAAATAGTACCCTCGTCATCAGCAATACTTTGATTCTTACAGTTGACACAACGAAAATAATATCGATAACAACCGACTCTTTTTCCAACGGTTTCAATATTTACCGTTTGGAGTTCATTATCATAAGTTTTTATATCTACTTTTTCTTTATACATTACTACTCCTTTGCTTTGTTGATGATGTCTAAAAGAGCAAAAGCAAGATTTCTAATGTAGTCATCATCTAATACGTTTCTGCAAATATTTTCTATACTGTCAAGTGCTTGTTTGTAGTTATTACACTCTTGCTCTTTGGCTTTTAACAAATTACAATTTTCTTTATTGCAATATTTTCCGTTATCAAAAACGCTTGAAAGTGGGCTATATTTTTCTAACCATTGCTCTAATTTTTCTGCGTTTTCTTCGCAATATTTATTATGATATTGTCGCAATTTTTCATATTCTTGCTCTTTTTGTGCAAGTTCTCGTTCAAGGTCATTTCTTGCATTTTCAACTGTTTTTATATATTCTTCCATGTAGTCGATTTTGTCCTTTGCTCTTGCAAGTTGCTTTAAATCTTCAAAAACTTGGCAATTTTTATCACAAACAAAAGACACCTCTTCACAAAATTTATTAAGAATTGAGCAGTAAGGTTGAGTTTTGAAATTTTCTGATGATTGAATTTTATACTTGCATTCTGTCTTTTTTGCCTCATGTAAATTTTCGTTTGCGTTTTCATCTACCTTTTTTATTAATTCTGGGAAGATGTTTCCAATATGAGCCGTTAAAACTGTTGCTGTTAAATTTTTTATATTGTAATCAACACCTATTTTTAAAGAAATGGCATATTCATAACTGCCGTAATGTTTTGGGTTTAAATTATAACCAAAATTTTGAATAGTATGTATATTGTTGGTTGTATTGATAGCTACGTTTTCGGGCGGTTGAACATCTACGGCAATTTCCGATAGAATATTATATATGTCTTGTAGCACTTGTTTTTGTCGTGGTATATTATCTAACATTGTTTACTCCTGTTATCTGTTCAAATATATATCGCCCTAGTTCCGGTATTACGCAATTTCTCAATGCTTGTCTTGTGTTTACACCTTTAAAAAGCTCTTTGGGTATATTGTTATAACCGTATCTTTTTTTTAATTCTTTTGTTTTATCTTTTATTTTCCAAAATAGAGAATCCTGAAATTGTGCTGAAAGAATAAAATCGGAACTCCAAAAATAATGCCGGCAAATAGAAAAACTTGGTTGTATTAAAGGTGTGTAGTATGGAATTACATTTTCTATCACCCATTTATTTTTAGCGTGATGTTGTTGTAAAAGAATTATTTCTTCGTACAAAGACATTGACGGGTATTTAATTCTATTTTCATATTTACCACCAAGTTGGTTTGCAAAATTTAGCCTACTATGTGTTTGGCAAGGTGGTGAACTCCAGATGAAATCGAACTTATTAAAATTTTCTAGTAAATATTGATGTGCATCACCAACAATAACTTTATCCTTCGGGAATTTGTAACTATAAATTTTAGAGATTTTTTCATCTATTTCGACGGCTGTAACTTCGTGATTTTCGCCCCATAAAGAACGATTACCGCCAATTCCGGAATAAAGATTAAGGATTTTCATTTGCATGTTTCCTTTTCTTTTCGGTCCTCGTTTATCATCATTGCAAATTTCAAAGGGCAAAAACAATCTCTACAAATTTTTGCACCTCTTTGATAAAATGGATCATCTACTAGAAATCCGTAACAGTATGAATTGATTCTGTCACTACATTTGGGGTATTTATCACGATAGCGCTCAATTTTTAACTTTTTGTTTTTTATCGAAGTTTTGATATTATCTTGTAATGTTTTTAATTTATCAGTAACAGAGAAACCTAAGCCTAAAAGCAATAAGGGGATAAAAAGACTTACAAGACAACACAAACTTAAAAGTGGGTTACTTGAGTTAGAATATTTCTGTAAAAGCACAGCAGATTCAACGATACTAAGCACGATTAGAAAAACTGTAACGAGTAGGCAAATATTTTCTATCGGAAGTTTTATAAAGATTTTTGTTAGTGATTCTTTCATTTTGTTCAATCTTTTTTTATTATTGCTTTACACAAAAGGTACAAGATTATATTTATCTCTGCGCTGTACCTTTTGTGTCGGACTGGTTAATTAGTGGTCTTGATGTCACATCCCAGTTATGCCGTACCTAATCACCATTAAGTCTGATATAGGCTTTATTAATTACTTTAGATTGTAGTGAGATTTTGCAATCTCTAAAGCTAACTTATCTTCCATTTCTTCACGCTGTGGAGTTGACAGATTTTCAAAATCTAATCTATTCATTTTCATTTCAGCTTGAATTGTTTTTGTTGGAAGTGGTAAACGTATTTGAATCGTTAAGTCGTCGCATTCATCTGCAATTACATTCCACTTAAAAGCTAAACGAGGACAGATAAAGAATTTTTCCAGTTCGCTAACTCTAGCTTGCAAATTTTTATTTTCTGATATTAAATCATCAATAGTTTTTGTGTGAGCCATTTTGTTTTTAACTGAAACTTTAATCGGAACATTTTGCAACATTAGACACCTCATCAACTGCGTTATTTCTTTTGCAAAAAGTTACGCAATAATGTTCTTCATCAAACTTTTTAAGTTCTTCTTTTAACTTTCTGTTTTCGTCACTTAATGCACTTACTTTTTTGTTAGCTTCTTCCAAGTCGATTTGCAAGGCTAAAATTTTATTATTTAGTTCAGCTCTTTTTTTAACGTTTTTTCTTGTTACTTCGGCTTGACGTGCTATGGTTTTTTCTCTTTTTTTAAGCTGTTTTTCTAAGTCTTTGATTACTCTATTTATAAGATTACTTTGTATATCTGTAAGTAGTCTGTATGCCTTTAGCTTTTTTTTTGTTAAATATGTCAAACATTTTTGTACCTCTTGATTTTGTATTTTTTGTGATTTTGATATATCGAATGATAATCATTCGATATATCGTTTTATTATCTTTTGATTAGATATCTTTTAAAATTAAAAGATTTTTCTTGTCTTGCAAGTTATCAGAAATGTATTTGATTTCATCTTTGATAGCGTGTTCGATTTCAATTTCGTAGTTTGGAATTTGTAATAAAATTGCAGGTCTATCGTAATCGTCTTTTGTTATTTGAAGTTCAATGTCAAACGTGTAATTGTCTGTGCCTGCTTTTACGTATGGCATAGTACATTTGAAATTTGTAGGTAGTGTAATTTCTTCGGTTGTACCTTCTCTAGCGCCCGATTGAATCATAAATTGACAAGTTACGCCTTCCTCCATTTCGCCGTCTTCATTGAAAATAGGTTGACTTTGCATTTTGGCAGTTTTTGCAATTCTGATTGTTGAAAGTTTTGTATAAACATTTTTGAAATCAATAATTGACGGTTTTAATCTTTGCAATAATAGTAAGAATGAATTGTGGTCGAATAATTTATTTTTTGCGCCCGACAATGCTTCAAACTGTTCTGAATAAATTCTTTCAAACGTGCAAAAACCTTCGTTCTTGTCATCATCTGCGCAGAATTTAGATTCATTAATTCCAACTTGAACAGTAGCGTAGTTCCCGTCTTCATTGTTTCTACGTCTTAGTTCTTCCTTAATAAAGCTAACAAAAGATTCTCTAGAGTGTACGGTTGTTGATGGAGTAGTAGCTCTAAAGCGTTCATTAAGTTTATATTCTGCATCTGCATCACTATAAATTAGTTCTTTTTCTACTTGTGTGTAAGTGTTTTGAACCTTTGTTATGCTTGTTAAAGGTCTAAGGTCTTTTCTAAAAAGTTGTTCTAAGAATTTTAATAATGCTTCCATTTTATTTGTTGTCCTTTCTGATTATGTATTTTCCAATTTTTGATGAATAAAGTTCTTGATTTTGCAGCTTGTAGAGAATTTTTCTCACATCTGCAGAGTGTCTGCGCAAAATTTCCTCTTCCTCATCTGTTGGTATTGCCGAAAATATTAAATCATTCAGCAATTCAGATGCACTTACATCTATGCCGTGATAAGATGAAACATATCTACGTGTCAAGTTGTACAACCTCGCCTTTTGTAAATGTTTGAGGATCGTCAAGGTAGATATTACCTTTATTATCACGGAAGAATGGTTGTGCTGACGGTTTTCCTTTTGGTTTTGTTAGGTTAACATCTGCGCTGATTGTTGTTTCTTTTCCGTTTTCAATCGGAGTGATCACCAAATTAATTTTCAATTTTGCTGATTTGTTGTAACGTTCAACGGCAATAATTGCATTTTTTAATTCGGTGTCGATAACTTCACCCAAATATTTTGTTCTGTCTTTTGAGTCGCAAGCTCTGATGATGTTCATTAAACAACCAATTGTTAACGCTTCATCCGGTGCGATATACTCGCTGTCTTTTTCTTTAGGCATTGTTGCTGTTCCTTTCATTTTGTATTTGTTTCCTTTCTTGAATTATTTCAACAGGTGCAAAAATTTCTTTTTCTTCCTGTCCATCTATTTGATATCTGTAACCTTTGTTCATTGTTTTAAATAATCCGTCTGCGCTCCAACCGCAAAAGGGGCAATCATAGGGGCTCGGGGTAATCATTTCACAATTTGAGCAAACGTACATTTGGCTTAAGAATTTCAGTTTGAACTCACGTTCACTTTTAAAGTGTTCAATTTTCATTTTGTGCTCGGCTCATAATGTAGATTTGAGAACAAATAAAAGTTTTTCTATCGCTGTCATTAAATCTTCCGATTAAAGTTATTTCATCACCTGCATTTAGTGTGACTTTTTTCCAGTAAATACAAGTTACTGTATTACCCAAGTCACTTTTTACTTCAAATACTGTTTTAACTTGTCTTCCTTCATCGTAGTGAACTTCTTCTACAACTCGTAAAACCTTAATGTTTTCGTACATTTTAACTTTACTTTGTGGATTATAATATTTTCGGGTAACGTATTTTTTCATTTTTTATTCCTTTGCCTCAAGTACATCGTGAATATTGAAGTTGTATTGTTTTGACAGAACTTGAAAATCTGTAACGTGTACTAATACTTTTTTGCCGACTGCAACATAGCCGTAATAGTGTTTTTTAATGAACTCTATAGCACTTCTTTTGTCAGAAATTTTCGCATAGTCTGCGTGTCTTTCCTTGTAATTCACATCTGCTAATTGTGAGTCTTCAGCCATTCGCTTAAATTTTTTCTCGCTTTCGGCTTGTTCCTGTTCTTGTTGCTCTTCCGATTTACCTGTAAAATTCCAAGTGTCGTTGTAGCATAAATCCCAATTTTCTAAGATTTGAGTTAGGTTTGGCTTTTTAATAACGTTGTCGATTTTCCAACCTCGATTGGCATTTTTGAACATCTTTGTCCAGTCTTCAAGTGTTATCATTCTGCCGTCAATGCGTTCTTTTTTGATAATATTTTCGATTGTTTGACGGTTTTTATCCGATACAGCTTGATTTTTCTTTAAAATTTTGTTGTGTATCACAATGACATCTTGCGGAGTATAAGGCAATTCTGCCGGTGTTTCATCTTCAACAATAGGTGTTGGAGTTTCATAACCGTCTTTATTCTGTGTATCATAATCTGGAGGAGTTTGCGGATTAATGCCTTCCGCTTGTGTGCTATTTAAGCCTTTAACTCCGTAAGTGTCTTGTGAAGGAGTCTTGTTTTCATCACTTGATTGTAATCTTTCAGCTTGTCTTTTTGCTTCACGCATTTCAACAGCTTTTCTAGCTGATTTTGATTTACTTTCAATCTCAAATTTTTGAATTTCAATTCTTTCTGATGTGTAAATCTTTTTATCTTTACGTTTTGCAAGATAAAATAAATCATAGTTATTAAGAATTCGCTGAATAATATCTTCATCTTCTCTGAAATGGTTAGCGATAATATCAATTTCATCTTGATAGATTTCATCACGATAAGCAAACTCAACCAAGCGCCAATAAATACCATAGCCTTTGTTGCCTTCTCGGGCTAACAATTTGACAATTTTAGGATCGCATTCTGCGTTTATGTCGTGTTTAAAAAATGGGTTCTGTATCTTCATAAATTTGTTCAACTTCCTTTAGTTTTGGTTTTCCGATTAGTCGGATTAGTTCTAAAACTGTTGCCTTCATCTGGCAAGGTCTTCTCTTAGGATCTTTTTCGAATGGAATTCTGGAATCGTAAGAAATTTGTTGACGGACTATTTTGTCTAATAAGCAACCTTCACATTGACAACCTCGTTCATAACAATCTAGTGCGGTTTTATTCCAGTAAAGGTATCTTGATTTTGGTACGAATCCGACATCATTCTTTTTAGACATTTGCACAAGCCTTTAAATTTCCGTACTTGTCAATTCTTCCGGCATTTATCCATTGGTTGACAATGTCAACTGCTCGCAATACTGCGCTTTTTTCTACAGTTTCGCTTGTTAGGTCAAGCACTACAAAATAATCAGTCATTCTGTTTATTAGTTCTTGTAGGTTGATTGCTCGTATCTTGCGAATACTCATACGTCTGCTTTTCTTTAAGTCCATTTCTACTCCTAGCTTGTTTTTGTTTGAAATGTTCAGGGGCAATGTATAAATTTTCAATTCTGAACATTTGGGGTTGTGTCATTTTTTTAAGTCCTCAATTTTGCAATTCTAATTTACAAAATCATTCGTTTGGTGTATTCTATTTTTCAAGAACATTTGATAAACTGATTGTAAATCTATGATAATACTTTTGTCAATCTATAATAAAATAAGTATTTACATAAGTTTACAAAACTTGGACATATTAACATGACTACTCAAGGCGAACGATTAAAAAAAATCAGAAGAAAATTAGGGCTTTCTCAAACTGAATTAGGCGAAAAACTCGGATTTTCTAAACAGTATCTATCAAACATTGAGGCTGATAGAAATTTAATGAATAATGACAAATTAGTCAAGCTTTTAGTTGACTTTAATGTAAACATTAATTATCTTCTTGCGGGGGTTGGTGAGATGTTCAGCACTCCGACATCTAATGAAGACTTTAGAACTTCTGAAATGATTAGCCTTATTGATGAGGCACTTAAACGTCACGGTTTAATCAAATAAAGCTCAACAGTTCGTTTAAAATTTTTGCAGCTCTCTTTTTGCCGTATGTTTTATACAAGGCATACGAAACTTGAATGAGTACAATACGCATACACAATCTCTCTTTCTTTACTTTTGCTATTTATTACTTATTTCGGGTAATTTAGTGTGATAAAAGTTAAACAAAAAGATTGGCTGAAATCTACACACTATTAGGGTGTAGATTTAATGAAAAATTGCTATAAAATGGAATATGAATGACTTGTTTACATCAGTTGGTTACAGAATAGCAAAAAACAGAATATTATTGAATTTAAGCCAAGAAAAATTAGCGGAACTTGCACACGTAAGCCGTAATTTTATAGGCTGTGTTGAACGTGCGGAACGTCGCCCGTCTATCAATACTTTGTTAAGAATTGCAAAAGCTCTTAACGTTTCGCTTGAAGAACTCTTTAAAGATTTTTGATTTTGTGACATATTGTTTCTATGGATCAAATTCTTTATTTTTATAGTAATTTTCAGTTGCCAAATCCTATTGAATTTGTAAAAGCATATCTTTCATTAAAGGGCGAAAATCAAAAAATTTCTTGGGTATATGGTTTTGAGAAGGATAATATTGAGTTTATTTGTGAATATTTTAATCTTAAAGATGAAATCACAGAAAAAAATATTTTTGATTTTATCCATACTTTCAGAAAATATATTGAATCTGGCAAAATTGATTATACAAAAGAACAATTGGTCTTTCTTGATAAATTGATTAACAAATCATCTGGTGAATATCACAAAGAAATGCTAAAATCAACAGTTGAGCGATATTTAGAACAGTTTAAAGATATAATTTATCGTAATTTAAAAGGTAATTTCTTAAATTTTTATCTAAAAAAATGGCACAAATTAAATAAAGAAAATTTTAATATTGAAACGTTTTTAGAGTTTTTCTCTCTTAACGAAGATAAAAAATTTGTAAAATTATCTAGGCTAATTGACAATTTTGAATGTTTTTTATCTTTGTTACAATTAGTATTTTTTATAGCGTTAACTATTCTTATTATAAATCATTTTCATTTGGTGTAATTATGAAAAAATTTATTCTATCACTTTTTATATTTTTTATGTTTGCATTAAAAGTTGATGCGAAGCTCTATAATGAGCATTGGTATCAAAACCAATGGTGTACTCGTTGGGGCGGTCGTCAAGAGGTCAAGCTAAAAGACTTTACACGTATTGATTGTGTAACGAAAAACTATGTTGTTGAATTCGATTTCGGGCGCAAGTGGGCTGAATGTCTAGGTCAATCGTTGCATTACAGCGCAACGACAGGCAAAAAAGGGGCTTGTATTTTAATTCTTGAAAAACCGTCAGATTACAAGTATTTTGAACGTTTGCGCCCTCTCGGTAAAAAACACGGCATTCAAGTTTGGTATATGAAAAGTCCGCTTTATACTACCAACGGAAAAATTATTTTAGGGTTTTAAAAATCATCAAATGAAGTGAATTTTTTTCACTTCCTTTTTTTTATGCAAAAATTAAAAATTTTAAAAAAAACGAACAGCTGAAACACAAGCACTATTTATTTTTTAAATCGGTTGATTATCATTTGATAAACATTCGATATACCATTCGGTTATCCATAAGAGAAGATAAGAGAAGATAAGAGAAGATATACCCCCTATTATCCCCCTTAGGGGATAGTGTGTGTAAAAACAAAAAAATACGACAAAAACGGCGCAAAATTTTAATACGCCAAAAAGCCCATAAGAAAAGGCATACAAAAAAACGTTCTCTCGGAAATTCCATAATAAAAGGGAATTTGCCCCGAACGCATTTTTTTGAAAAATTCAAGCTATTAAAAGATTGCTTGCTTTTTTGAAAAAGATATGAAATACTGGCTACATCTACATTTCAGGCATAAAAGCTTAAAAGGCTGTAATGTGCATTTAATAATTTGTTACAATTCTCTGGAACCCATGAAAAATTCATGGGTTGAGATATTTGAAAAATTTCAAAACAGTACGACCAAAGTTGACATATTTTGAAAAATCGTACATAATGAATTTGTGCTTTGCACGGACGCTCGAAGTAAACGTAAACCAAGTATATGCGCTTGGTGGGTGATGCCATTGAAAAGAAGTCGACGTGCGTTAAGAGTACAGAATAACTGTGCCCATACGAAATAAAATAGCAAAAAATAGCAATTAAAATCCCGAATGAGATTTTACCCCCAGTTCACCACTAGGCGCAGTAAGTAGGATAGTTGAATATGTTTACCCATTGCCACACAACGTTTCGGACAAAAGACGTTTATTTTTTGTTCGACAATAAAGACTTTATGAACCGACATATCTTTATTGCTATGTGTCCAAAATGTAAACAAATATTCGCTAAAATAGTAGAAACAAGAAAGGCTGATAATAAAAAATTTGAAAAAACTCTTATCGGTAAAAAAGCAGAAAAGATGTTGAACTCATTCCGCAACGATATCGACATAAAGCAATCTGATTTAGTTCAGAAAAGAGCTAAAATGCACGAACAAAAAGGAATTGTATACGGTGAAAACATTGAGTACAAGTGCGGTGATGTTGCGAGATACGCTCATTCGTTCATAAACAATAAGCGTAAGTTAGTCGGCATTGACTCACAGTAAAAAAGTTTATTAACTCTCTAGATTGTAATAGTCATAAATAACCCTGCCAGTGTGTTTATTTGAATTACTAAAAGACCATAAAATTTACCAATTGCTTATGCAGGGTTTTTCTTTAGAATTAAGGCTTAAGTTGAGTGTCCCCTTTCTTTTTAGTGTAACAATTGAGCATTTTGACACTCGACTTAAGTTACCCAATTATCTTTTCATATAAAACCATAAAATCTATTAACGGGCTATTAAGCCCTTTTTCTTTAATCTACAGCAATTAAAATATAGTCCAACTATCAAAGAAATCAAATGTATCTGTGTGAGGAGGGGTTCTCACACAGTTTTCTTTAAAAGGGATGAGGAGCAAAAGATGTACGATTTACCCAAACTTACAGCAAAACAAAATCAATTTGTATTGAGTTATTTAACCAACGGTAATAACGCAACACAGGCATATAAAGCAGCTTACGACACATCAAATATGCAAGATGAAACAGTTCACTCGGAAGCTTCAAAGCTTTTGAAAAATGAAAAAATTCAACAGTGGATTGAACACTCGCAAATTAAGCAACAAGAAGTTATTGAAGAGGAATTGAAATATACAGCAAAAGAAGCCTTCAATGAATTTGAATCTCTACAAGTGATTGCGCTAAGGTGCAAAGATAACAACAGCAATCCTTTAATCGGTGAAGCTCGTAAGATGATTGAAAACAAATGCAAACTTGCAGGCTTATACAAAGACAATGGCGATATGAACGTCGGTATTACAAACGTTATGCCTTCTGTAACTGTCAACGGTGAAGAGTTAGATTTTGGATTTGAAAAGGCTGATAAGTAATGCAAACTCATTATGAATTAGAGTTACCTCAAATCTTAAACATACCGTCTAAACTTTATCCGATATTTACGCAGTTTAAGAATCACAGGTTCATACTTTTACACGGCGGTCGTGGCGGTGGTAAATCTCACAGTGTTGCAAGATTACTACTTTACATAGCGGAACATTATAAAGTACGCATATGTTGCGGTCGTGAAACTCAAAACACTATTGAAGACTCTGTTTACAAAATATTTATGGGAGTTATCAGAGATAATAATCTGAACTTCTACGAAAGAAATAATAAAATCTACCACCGGCTTACAGATTCTGAAATCGTATTCAGAGGATTTAGACAATCCGGTAACGTTAATATCAAAGGTCTTGAAGATTTTGACATTCTTTGGATTGATGAAGCGGAAGCAATTACGGAAGAAACTTTAGATATCATCATTCCGACAATCCGTAAAGCCGGTTCAAAACTAATCTTCACAATGAACCGTAAATTAAGACGTGATCCTGTTTATACTGAAATGGTTGACAAAGAAGAAAATTGTTTAATCATTAAAATCAACTATTACGAAAATCCTTACTGTTCAGCTGAACTTAAAGAAGAGGCTGAAAAGATGAAGGTTAAAAATCCTAAGAAGTACAAGCACGTTTACGAGGGTGAACCGGAAGAAGATTCTGAATTGATGTTATTCAGTGCTGATAAATTAGACTCAATCAAAGAAGTTAAGATTTACCCTGAACGCATTGAACCATTTAGAAGTATGGCAGTTGACTTATCAGGTGCAGGTGGTGACTTCTGTGAATGTTCAATTATAGATCAAGTGATGTCTGCCAAGTACAAAGTATCAGACATTATCGAATGGCAGATTGCAGACACTGACGTAACTGTAGGTAAAATTATTAACCTATACAAGATGTTTGAGCCTGATTTGTTAACGTTAGATGCTGACGGTATGGGCTATCCTATTTTTTGTTCTGTATCTAAAGCAGTTGAAAATTGTATTGCCTTTCACGGAGCAGGTAAGTCTTTTCGTGAAAATTGTGCAAACCAAAGAGCAGACGGATATTTAACACTTCAAGAATTTGTAGATAATCAGTTTGTCATTATCCCTCAAGATAAATGCAGAAATCAATTAGAAACAATTGAAAAAAGATATCAAACCAACGGTGGCAAGATTGTCATTATCCCTAAAAAAGAATATCGAGATAAATACGGCGAGTCGCCTGACGTTGCAGACAGCGTAATGATGAACATTTACTCAATCAATTACAACAAGTATATGAGTAGAAAGAAGACTTACAGCTTTGAAAATTATGAATACAAAATGGAAGAATATAGCGTTTATGATTAACGCTTGATAATCAAACGATAAACGAAAGGAAAATAAAAATTATGTGTATCGGTTCAGGTGGCGGTGGTTCTACTAAAGTGGTTCAAGCTCCGGTAGAAACTATTGCTACTCCAACAATAGCAAACGCAAACGTACAAAAAGCAGGAAGTGATGCAAGACGTCAAGCTTCTGCAGCTGCAAATCAAAACATTAAAACTACAGCAAATGGACTTAATGATTTTGCTTCAACTAGCAAAAAGAAATTATTGGGTGAATAATGACAAGCACTACCACTGAAATTAAATCTAAAAATGTTTATTCTATCTCTTACCTTGAACAAGTAAGAGCTGAACACGATAAAGTTTTTAACTACATTAAACCGGAGTTACAAGAGTTATCTGAATATTTTATGCCTCGTAGTGCTAGATTTTATGCAGATGAAAAAGACAAAAAGCGTAAAAAGATTAATAAAATTAAAGACAGCACACCTTTAAGAGCTGTTAGAAATTATTCATCAGGACTTATGACAGCTGCAAGCTCACCTGCAAGTAGTTGGTTTACTGCCAAAATTAAAAATTATTCATCTAAAAATCACGATGTATTGAGTTGGTGCTCTTATGTAACAGAATTATTTAACTGCATTCTTTCAAGTTCTAATTTCTATCAAATAATACCTTTGTGTTACAGACACTTGGGAGTTTATGGGTTTGGTGCAATGTATGGTGAATACAACTATGATACAGTTGCTAACTTTAAGCTAATTCCTATGGGAAGTTACAGATATTCCCGTGATGCACAAGGTCAACCTGATACTTTTATTAGAGTTTACAAAGAATCAGTTAGAAACATTATAGACCAATTCGGTATTGATAATGTTTCCGAACAAATTAAAAAAGATTTTGAAAACAAACGATTTAATGAACAATATGAAATCTGTCACTTTGTAGCGCCTAACAAAGAATATATGCCTAATGCCGTATGGGCTAAAAATAAAAAATTTGTTTCTATCTATTATGAAATCGGAACATCTAACAACAAAAGCGATAAGTTCTTAAGCAAAAGCGGTTATAACAGATTCCCTTATTTTATCTATGAGAGTGAATGTACCGGCACCGATACATATCCTTCTATCTCATCAGGTATTGAGGCTATACCTGATACACGTCAATTAATGGAAATGATTGAGGATGAGGCAAAAGGTATTAAAAAGATTTATTCACCTGCTTGCAAAGGTCCAGCAAACCTTAAAAGCAAACTTACGGACAAAGCCGGTGGCTACGTTGCAATTCCTGAAAACGCAAAAGAAACCATTCAGCCAATTAACCAAGTACCGGCTCAATTTATGAGCATTCACGATTTAATCGAAATCAAGAAAACAGATATTGAAAATGCATTCTTCAATGATTTATTTTCTATCATTTTAAACACACAAAAAGGTGACAGAACAGCCTTTGAAGTTAATGAATTAAAAGAAGAAAAATTATCTTTATTGGCTCCACTACTAAACCAAGTTTACAGCGGACATAAAAATTTAATGGAATGGATTTTTGAATTAGCTTGTGAAGTCGGTATTTGTCCGGAACCTCCTGAAGATATTTTAGACAAAGAACTAGATATTGAATTTTGCTCAACTCTTACAAGAGCACGTTTAGCAAGTAAGATTTCAGGTCTTGAAAGATTTTCAACATATATTTTGAATGTAGCTTCACAAGTAAATCCTGCGTATGTTCAAAAATTCAAATGGCTTGAAAGCGTAGATAAATATGCAGAATTCGGTAATATTGACAGCTCATTATTGAATTCAAATGAAGAGGTTGAAAACATTATAAAAGCGCAAGCGCAAGCACAAGAACAACAAACACAGCAAGCACAATTAATGCAAGCAATGAAAGACGGTTCTGAAATAGTTAAAAATATCGGAGGTCAAGATAGTTCAGGGGCTGACTTGTTACAAAGGTTCGGTGTCTAATGCTACTTAATGACAAAGATTTCAACAAAGCTTTTAGCGCTGTGGCTAACACTAAAGAAGGTCAAAAGCTCTTAAGTCACTACATAACTTATTGTGGGTGTGATGATTTTCTAAGACTTTCAGCTAATCAAAGAGAAGATGATTTCGATGCCGGTAAAAGATTTATCGGTGGAAATATCCTAGAGAATTTTAAACGACATAACATTAAAGCTTATTGCGCTCTTCTTGAAGAGGAACAAAATGAATTAGACAAAAATAACGAAAGGAATGAAGACTAATGACAACAGAAGAAATGACAAACCAACAAGACCAAACCAATGACAATACAGAAGAATTACAAAACAACGGTTTGAATTCTACAAATGATGAAACACAGACAGATGATACAGACAACAAAGGACAACAAGAAAATAAAAATAAACAAGATAAATCTGAAGAAAACGATTTAATCGGTAAACCGGAAGCTTACACAACTGACGATATAGAATTGCCTGAAGGTGTTGAACTAGACCAAGATATGATGAAATCGTTTACAGAAAAAGCTGAAAAATTAAATCTATCACAAAAAGGTTATAACGAATTCATCAAATATGGTATTGACATTCTGCAAAAAAGCCAATCACAAATGCAAGAAGCTTTTAAACAGCAAGAAATAGCAAGAGTTAATGGCTATAAACGTGCAGCTTTAGCAGACAAAGAAATTGGCGGAAGTATTGAAAATATTGATAAGGCTTGCAAGGATGCCGTACTGGCTTATAACAAATTTGCCTCTGATGAACTTAAACAAGTTCTTGGTGATACAGGTCTGGAATATCACCCTGCAGTAATCAAGTTATTTAAAAATATCTCTGCTCAAATGCAAGATGATTCGTTTAAAGGAAACAACGACAACAAAGAAGAGCTTAAAGCAGACATTGCAGCTCGTATGTACCCTAATATGTAAAAAGTAGTAAAAGTATATAGCAATTAGCACCTCTCGGGAGGTGCTTTTTATTGCACAAAACAAGGAAAGGAAAACTGAAAAATGAGTTTAATTGGAACAGATTATGTGAACTTGGTTGATTCAATGAAAGAACAAACAGACAAAGACCTTATCGAGTTATTGTCTGAAACAAGCGACATCATTAAAGATGCACATTATCAACCTTGCAATGCCGGTAAAGGTGGCACAACAAACCACAATGTAACTGTTAGAAATGGTTTACCTAAAGCTACTTGGGTAAAATACTATGAAGGTGTGACACCTTCTAAAGGTACAACAACCGTAGTAACTGTTTCTACAGGTATGTTAAAAGCTTACAGTGAAGTTGATGAAGATTTAGTGTTGGATAATCCTAACCCTGCTAAATTCAGACTTAACCAAGCAAAAGCACATTTAGAAGCAATGACTCAAGAAGTACAATACCAAATTTTCTACGGCGAAAAGAAAAAAGGTGCAGCGTTTGACGGTATTGCCAACTTGTATGATAGCATTTCTACAGACAAAACAAAAATTGGTTACAACGTAATTAATGCCGGTGGTACAACAGGAGCTTTAACATCAATCTACTTAGTTTGTTGGCGTGATACCGGTATTAGTTTAATTTATCCTGAAAACGGAAAAGCAGGTTTAGAACACGTTGACAATGGTGTAATTAAAGTTACTGCACCTAACGGCGGTAAATTTAATGTTTACTCAGACGATTACAAATGGAAGTTAGGTGTAGCTGTTGAAGATTGGAGATGTTCAGGTCGTATCTGCAATATTCCTGTTGATGAAGACAAGCGTAAAGAGTTGGGTATTGATTTAGCTAAATTAATGCGCCACTTAGTACGTAAGGTTAAAAAACACGCTAACGGCGGTAAGTTGTTCTTCTATATGAATTCAGACATCATTGATGCATTTGAAGATCAAGTCTTAGATAAAAACAATATTCAGTTCACTATGGGTGAATACTTAGGTGAACAAGTTGAAATGTTTAAGAAAATTCCTCTAAGAGAAATTGACCAAATTTCTTTAGAAGAAAAGAAAGTTGCTTAGTTCAACTCCTTATAGCAAACCCTAAACAGACTAGGGGATAGTCGAAATAAAGCGGATGTTGTCTGTTAACTCCGCTTTCTTAACCAAGAAAGGAAACTATAACAATGTTATTTGATGAACAATCAATATTATCTGATAATCAACCAATCACAAAAAACGCTGTATCAACTAATACTCTTTACGTTGGTAAAGGTGATGCTTCAAGAGAAGATGTACCATTTAAAGGTATGGTAACAGAAGCATTTAATAATTTAACTAAGTTACAAGTGTTAATTGAGTCTTGCGCTAATGGCACTTTCGCTACAGACAGCACAACAACAATTTACGATAGAACTTTCGAATTAGCAGAACTAAAAGAAGGTGCGGACATTGCTCCCCGTAGAGTTCCTAAAGGATTTAAAAATTATATCCGTGCTAAATACGTTGTAACCGGCACAGCACCAACACAAGGTAAAGTAAAAATGGGTGTTGTTGATTGTCACGATGATGACTGGAAAGATGTATAAATCCAACATTACAACTATCAAATGGTGAGTATTTTTACTCACCATTTTCATCAAACGATTATCAAACGATAAACAAACTTATTTTAATAATCATCAAGTGATTATCAAAGTAAGTTTAAAGAAAGAAAATAAAATGAGATATACAAAACAAAAAATATACAATATGACCTTGAAAAATTTAAAAATTTCAATGGTTGCAAATGAAGGTGATAAAAATTACGAGGTTTTGGAAGAATTCTACAAACCGGCTTTTCAGCAAGTAATTGAAGCGACAAACTGGGTTTTTGCTGATTACTATCGAAAACTTTTAAAATTACCTGAATCACCTTTAGATCCAAATTTTATTTTTGCTTATGACTTACCTAATGATTGTGCTTGTCCTAGAGAAATTATTAGACTTAAAACTGAAAAAGTTGTTAATTTTAAAATAGCAACAGTTAATAAAAAATTACAACTTTGGTGTAATCGTGATGAGGCTGTTTTAAGATACACAGGCAATAATATTACTGAAGATGAAATTACAAGTAATTTTGCAATAGCTTTATCTTGGTATCTTGCTTTTTTGTCTGCTCCTTCTATTACCGGAGCTAGAGCTACACAATCTGATTGTCTACAAGTATACAGTCAATTAATAGATGCAGCTCAAGTTGTCAATGCAAACTTTGACAATGATGATGAAGAGCAATATAACAACTGGTTGGAGGCTCGTTAATAAATGGTTAGAGTTGTTCAAAAATCGTTTAATGGGGGTGAGATAACTCCGGCTATTCACGCTCGTAACAATTTACAAAAATACGAAAGTTCTTTAGCTAGATTAAAAAACGGATTTGTACACATTGAGGGTTGCGTTTCTAATCGTCAAGGTACAGAATTTGTAACTATCGGTAAATATCCTCAAAAGAAAATTAGACTTATTCCTTTTAAGTTTAACAATCAACAAACATATATGATTGAGGCAGGGGATAAGTATTTTAGGTTTATTCAAAATGGCGGTGTTGTTGTCTACCCTGATGATTTTGAAGAGGAAGAAAAAAGAGGTTTACCTGTTGAAGTTAAAACTCCATTCGAAGAAAAAGACTTGGATAATCTTTACTGGGCACAAAATGCGGATATAATGACAATTTGTTGTTATCCTTCGTTTGATGTTTATGAATTATCTAGATTATCTCATTATGACTGGGCTTTAACACAACTTGTTACAACTCCTGAAATTGCAGCGCCTACAAACTTATCAGCAAGTTGGCACGGTTCAAGTGAATCACCACGTGAATATTCATACGTTGTAACAGCTGTAAAAAAAGATAGTTACGAAGAAAGTATCAGAAGTCAAGCCGTAACCGTTACAGGTGAAATTGAAGCTAAGTGGGGTGTCGAAGAATATTTTACACTTAATTGGGATGAAGTAAAAGATGCCGTAGAATATAATATCTACCGTTCGGTTAATGGGGTTTATGGTTTTATCGGTACAAGTGAAACCAATTCCTTTAAAGACATTAAATATGAACCTGATTTAGAAAGCACTGCACCAATCTTCAAAAATCCGTTCGCTGACGGTAATCATCCTGCCGTTACTACTTGGTTTCAACAACGCAGAATATTTGGGCGCTTCCCTGATGCACCGTCTAAGTTTGTTACTACACAATTAGGAACAAATAAAAACTTTAATATATCTCGCCCTCTAATTGCCTCTGATGCAATTACTATATCATTATCTGATAACGGTGTTAATACCATTAAACATTTAATCGGTATGAAAAAGAATTTAATCATTTTTACTGATGAAGCGGTTTGGTCTTCTAAAGGTTCAGACGGAACGTACAGTGCTTCGCCTTTACCGGAAAACGAAATAGAAGCTTATATAGGTTCTAGTGATGTTAAACCTGTTGTGACCGGTCGTATGATTATATTTGTACACGCCGGCGGTCAAATGATTTCTGATTTAGGTTACACTTGGGCTTCGGATAGTTACGATACTACAAAGCTTTCAGTTTGGGCGCAACATCTATTTGAAGGTAAAAACATTGTACAAATGGATTATTCCGAAGAGCCTTATCATCAATTATTTGTAGTTGAGGATGACGGCACTGCTAACTGCCTTGTATATGATAAAGCTCAAGAAGTTATCGGATGGGGGCAATACATTACAAGAGGCTTATACGAAGATATTAAATGTATTCGTGAAGGAAAAGAAAATGTTGCCTACTTTATTGTAGAAAGAACTCTCAATGGTGAAACGAAAAAAATTATAGAAAGACAGCCTTCGAGAATTCCTATTAATGTTTCCGGTGGTTGTTATTCTGATTGCTCACTTCGTTATTCAGGTGAACCAATTTCACACGTTACCGGACTTGAACATTTAGAAGGTGAACAGGTTTCAATTAATGCTGACGGTGGACATTACACAGCTAAGGTTATTAACGGAGCAATTGATTTAGAAGTTGAAGCTAAAAACATAGTTGTTGGGCTTCCTTATGAATTTGAATTAAAAACACTAAATATAGAAGCTGAAAACACTCACGGCTTAATCAAAATAATTTCTCAAGTTGATATAGGAATCTATAAATCAAGAGAAGATTTTAAAGTTCTTACTGAAGGTCAACGCCCGTATGAGTGTTTACGTTCTAATGCTTCAATTAATGATGATGAACACCTTATAACAGGAAATGTTAAAGCATATCCTCATTCTGATTATACAACGTCTGCAAGTGTTACTATCATTCAAGATAAAACTCTACCTTTAACTATAACATCTATAGCTACTGTTTTAAACGTTCAGGAAGAACCTACAAATGAACAAAGTTAATAAAAATGAAAAAGATGTTCGCTACATCTTAGACAACCTTAGACAACCTGATAAAATAGAATGTCTAGCCGTAAAAGGTGAAAATTACAAAGAAGAAATCTTCAACGAAATAATCAATACTGATTTTGAATGTTTAATTGGTGAAGATGATAATGTTCCAATTTGTATGGGTGGTGTCTGGTCTAATGACTCTAGCAATCCTGATGTTGGCTGTGCGTGGTTTCTCTCAACAGAAGAGGTATCTAAGCATAAAATAAGTTTATTGAAACATATCAGGCGTGAATTAAAAAAATACGATGATAAGTATTTTATGATGTATAACTACATTCACGATTCAAATTTGGAAGCTCGTAAGTGGCTTGAACCTTTAGGATTTGTTTTTGGAAACATTAAAGGTATTCCTAAAAGAGAAAATCAAACCTTCTTTTATAGGATCAATCAATCAATGAAAGGACTTAATTAATATGTGTATTTTATCAGCAATAAGTATTGGTAGCGCAATTGCCGGTATTGTTGGTACAGCTGTAAGCGTTGTTGGTGGAATTCAACAGGCTAAAGCTCAACAACAAGAAGCTGAATATCAAGCGCAAGTATCTGCTCAAAATGCAAAAATAGCAAACGAAAACGCAGCTCAAGTGCGACAACAAGGGATAGAAGATGCTAGAAATCAAAGGCTTAAAGCTTTATCTACAATTGGAACACAAAAAGTACAAATGGCAGCTAACGGCTTTAATGTTGGCGAGGGTTCTGCATTAGACACAATAGAAGATACAGCAATGCTCGGTGAAATGGATGCATTGTCAACAATGTACAATGCGGAACAACACGCATTGAATTATGAACAGCAAGCCGCTAATTTCCAAAATCAAGCTAACTTACAAAGACTTGCCGGTAAGAATGCAGCTTCGGCAAGTCGTATAAATGCTATTGCAGGAGGTTTAAACAGTATCTCTAAAGTTGGTCTTACAGTTTCAAACTCTTGGGGTGGTATGAATAGCGATTGGACAACTAACGCAAGCAATAAAATTAAAAACTTTGGTAGCTCATTAAGAGCTAAAACATTTAGTGCATTGCACAAACCTAAATTCAGAGATAATCAATTAACTTCTAACGAATACACGTTAGACGGTATGTATGGCTTAGCATAAAGGAATATAAAATGGTACGTATTGATAAAGCTCAAAGAGAAGTAAATACACAGGCAATTCCACACCAATATGTAGACGGCGGTAACGTTAAAGGTGCGTTTGGTGAAAATATTGGAGTTGCTACACAAAAAGTCGGCGCTGAACTTGGTAACATTGGTATAATGTTAGATAGAATTCAGGAACAAAACGAAAGAACCAATGTAGTAAAATTACAAAACGATATCTACCAACAATGGGAAGAACCAAACCTATATTCTAAAGAGGGATATTTTAATCAGTTTGGAAGTAATGCAGCCGGTAAATCTAAAGATGTTTTAGCAAACTACGATCAATGGGTTGAGCAACGTAAAAAAGAATTGGGTATAAATTCTAAATATGCAAATATTGTTTTTGCAGAAATGAATAATAGAAATCGTGAAAGAATTTCCAGAGCTATTCTTGCACACGATTTAAAACAAACACAAGAGGCAGAAAAAACAGAACTTGATAATCTTTGTCGAAACTATAACACACAAGGTGTTTGGGATAGAAACAGCGACGAACAGTTTGAATATAACATGTCCGAAAAGATGAAGGCTATAAAAATTTATGCACAAAGTGCCCATTTTGATAAAGAACAAGTTAAGAACTTAATCAATGCAGGAGCGGAAGAGTATGTTAGCGGAGTTCTAAGCGCCTTGATATCTGACGGGAATTACCAACGTGCAAGCATTATTTTAGAAAACAATAAGAGTTTTTTAAGTGGTGATAATTTAACAAAATTTTCCAAAGAAATAAAAAAAATATCGGAAGATGATTCGGCTAGAATATTCGCCACTGATTTAATTAACAAAGGTTATACCGTAGAACAAGCTCAAGCCATTATAGATAAAGAAAAAGATTTTGATATGTGGCAAAAGAAAAACAGTCTTTATCATTCAATGTATAATACAAAAAAATCAAATGAAGAAACTGTTCAAAACGATCTTTTGACAAACGAATTTAACAAGCTGTTATCAGGAAAATTTGACATTGCTACATACACTCCTCCTGAAAGCTTAACCCCTATTAACCAACAAAAACTAATAAAAATGAAACAAGATTTATTAGACGGTGGAAACATAAAAACTGATCCTAGAGTTTATGCCGGTTTCTCTATGGCTATGCTAACAAATGCTGAAGAATTTTCAAAAATCAATTTTGACTTGTATCAGAACGTATTAGAACCTAAAGACATTTTGAAATTTAAGCAAGCTCAAGAAAAGATTAGACAACACGGCTATAGTTCAGTCACTCCTGATGATGAATATGTTATAAATGCAGCTAAACAATATGGCTTTTTTACAAATAAAAATGCTATGGCTAGTGCTATTGAAGCTTCAATTCAAACTGAAGAAGCACGTATGGGAACACAATATAGCGACAAGAATTTAGAGCAAAGAAAAGATAAATACGCTCAATACTATGGGTTAAAAGGAACTAAAACCGAACGTAGCGCTCTAGACATAATTAACGATAATATGTCTAAAGAGTTTATGGTTCGTGTTCAACAAGGACTAAAAGCTTATGAAGATAAACACGGTTCTATGACACCTGAACAATTTAGAACAATGGTGAATAGAATTGCAGGTGAAACAAAATCTAAAGGTGTTGAATTAAAGTATGAGGCAATAAAAAAAGCTGTAAATACACCTCAAATAAAAGAATCACCAAATCTAATTAACTTTAAAAAATCAGAAATTCCAAATATAGAAAAAGCATTAGGTTTTAAGCTTAATATCTCATCTACAGTTAGAGAACCAAACGGAGTTTATAGATCAAAACATTCAGAAGGTTTAGCTATGGATATTGGCTACACTCTAAGCAATGGAAGAAAAATGTCTACACAACAAAAACTAACTCTTATCGGAAGAACTCTAGCTTCTGATAAAGTGGAAAAAATTGCCATTTCATCAGCTGATGCAGACGGGCAAATGATTTTAAGAGCCTTTGGTAAAAAGTATGCTAATAAAATTCAAGATATGAACAAAAAAGATGCTAACGGTAAAACGAGAGATAGAAATTTGAACACAAATCACACAACACATTTACACATCTCTTTTAAAGCAGGGCAACAAAACCCTCAAATAAAAGAAGGTACGATTATTAAAAACAAACAATCAGGCGAAAGAATGATATTGAAAGGTGGAATATGGCAAGCAATTTAATACCTAACGGATTTGAAATAGAAACAGAATCAGAAAATATTACTAATCCTATTCAAAACAATGTAACTATTCCTGACGGTTGGGAAATTGAAACATCTAATGATTTTTTGCAAGAAGAAAAAACACCAACTTTTCAAGGTTCAATTACTGCAACTCCCGAATACACTTACCTTGATAAACTAGGTCAATTATTACATAGAATCAAAAATCTTTCATATGGTAGCTTAAAAAACGTTAAGCATTCTTGGCAACAAGGTACTACCAATACTCGTATTGGGGAGCTTAATTTTAAAGAACTTCAAGGAAATTTGAATGATCTAGAACGTAGTGAATTAGCAGAACTAGAAAATAGAATTCCTTTTAATTATGGAATTCCTGAAAATTCGGGATTGATAAACGATTCAGCATTAGATACGAATATAAGCAATTTTCCACAACGTCTTAAAAACTCTTTAGCTTTCAACACTTATGCCGGTATTGAATCATTTCCTTTGAGTTTAGATATATTAAAAGAAAGCGGAATTGGCGGAGCCATTGGTGGTACCGTTGGAGCTGTTGGTGGTGCTGTTGTTGGTTCTTTAAATCCACTACTTGGAATGGGTAAGGGATTGACTAAAGGTATGTTATTGGGCGCTAAGCTTGGTGGCGGTAGTGGTGCATTTAAAAAGAGTTTTGAACTTGAAGCCGGCTTGGCTTATCAAGAATTAAAAACAATGCAAGACGATAATGGTGAACCTATAGACACTGAATTGGCAAAACAATTAGCTTATGGTGTTGGTGCTGTTAATGCATCACTTGAGCTAGTCGGAGCATTTGCGGAACTTGCTACCATTCCGGGGGCGGATAAACTTTTAAAAGTTACTAAGGTTGAAGCCTTAAAAAAAATTATAAAAGATAAAGCTATGCAGAATGAACTTATTCAAAAAGGTTCAAAAGCGTTAGCTAATTATTATGCGACTGATGTAAACAAAGAAACAGCTGAATTATTAGCAGATACGGCATTAAAAAAAGCAGGAAGACAATTAGTTAAATCAACAGCTACTGAAAGTGCAACCGAAATGTTGCAAGAAAGTTCTAACGTTTTCGCAACGGAATGGACTAAACAAGTACAAGGTAATTATGCAGATGCACTATTCAATGATGAAGGTATAAATACAAATACTTTTAAACAAGAATTAGCCAGAGTTATTCAGGCAGGAACTGCCGCTTTAGTACCGGCATTAACAATCGGTGGCACCAGTACAACAATGACAGCTCTTAATATTGCACGTCATAAAGCTAAACTTAATAATATAGAACCAAAAGAAGCAGAAAAAGTTATTAGCGAAATGACTCAAGATGAAAAGGTTGATTACATTAATGAGAACGAAGATATATTAGAAAAATTAGCGGAAGAAAAATTAAAAGATTCTGTTGTTAATGAAGTTGCAGATGATACCTTTAAAAAGTTTGTTAATGTCGGTGTTGATGAAGGTAAAGCTTTTGCAGCTGCTCAACTTGTCAAAAGTTTTTCAAAAAGCACATTAAAAGACATTGATTATATTAGAGATTTTGCCAATAAGTTGACAACTACAAATCAAAGCATAGAAGAAAGAGTTTTTGGTAACTCGTCAGATGTTGGCGGAGTTGCTTATCAAAGTGCTATGTATAAAGATAAAACATCTTTTAGTGTTAAAAACTTTGTTGAAAATGTTATAAATAAACCTCTTGAAAATCAAAAAGCAAAAAAAACTATTGATAATTATAAGTTAAGCATTCCTGCAGGAGTCGTTACACATTCAATAAATAAACACGGTATGACTGCAGAAGATTGGGAAGATGTTGCAAATAACATTGATAACATTTTTATTGCAAATAAATCTAACAAGAATAATGCTTATAGTCAAGATAATTACAAAGTTGGTATAAAGACACAAAATGGTAATTTTTACGCCTTAACTATCGGTTTAAATGATTTTGACAATTACATTTGTACAGCGTTTAAATCAACTGAAAAAGGTGTTGAAAGTTTTGTTACGGATAAAGGAAAGACTCCTTCTAAGGTGCATACCGAGTCAAGCAAAAACTTGAGTATCGTAGCTCCCCTTAGCAAAGAGTCTAGTAATAACATTATAAACTATTTAAAGAGAAACTTCAACCCTAAAGAGTTTGCAAAACAAAATATTCAAGAAAATTTCGGACAATCTGTTGAAGAATTGCAAAATAATTTCACAGATGATATTAAAAATATTCTTGCTGAAAATGAAATCGATTATGATGAGTTTGAAATCGAAGATGTTAGACTTTACGGAAGTTACACAACAGGCAAAAACAAAGACACATCAGATTTAGATGTAATCGTTCAGTATAAAGGTTCGATGAAAGAAGATACAGCCTTTAATATCTTAAATGATGAAAACCTAACAATTACTGACGTCAACGGAGTTGAAAGAAAAGTTGATTTCAACCCTATTAATAGAGAATTATCCGGAACGATTGATGAACACATTGAGCGTATGCACGAAATTGACGGTGCTTATTTTCAATCAGCAAATACTGCAGGTGCTGAAACATCTGCTGAAATTTCTGATGCTCAAAAAGAGTGGCAAGAAAAAGGAGTAGAAAGTAAATACTTTAAAAAATGGTTTGGTGATAGTAAAGTCGTTGACGAAAACGGGAAACCTTTAGTTGTTTATCACGGTACTAATGCTGAATTTGATACGTTTGATAAAAATAAAATTGGTTCTGCTACTGATAATGGAATATGGGGTAAAGGTTTTTATTTCGGTAATATGCCTACACCATACGGCAACAAACAAATGCAACTTTATTTAAAAATGGAAAATCCATTTATTATTAATGATTTTAAAGCAGTTGAGGATATTGCTGACTATTTAGATGTAGTTGAAGATAATTTTAGACTTGATAGTGATAACTTAATTCATTTTTCACAATCGCAAATTAATCAAATAACATCTCATATAGAAGAAAAAGGTCATGACGGCATAATTGTAAAACAAGGAAAATGGATTGAGTATGTCGTATTTAATCCAGAACAAATTAAATCAGTAGATAACAGAGGAACATTTGACGAGGGTAATGCGAATATCTATTATCAATCAGCATATCACGGAACACCTCACAAATTCGATAACTTCTCAACTGAACATATCGGCTCTGGTGAGGGTGCTCAAGCACACGGTTGGGGTTTATATTTTGCAAGCAATAAAGATATTTCAGAGAATTATAGAAAAGACCTTTTAGAATCTTATAATAATATGTCTAGTCTTAAATACAAAGGTCAGCCTGTAGAAGAAGAAAATTTGCAAACTGCATTATATAGATTAAAGAAGAATGGCTTAGAAGACGCTTTATTCTATATAGATAAGAAAATACAGTTTTATAAAGAACAATACGAACAGGATAAAAAAGAATATTCACGTGTAAAAGGATATTTGGAAACAAAAAAAATACTTTTAGATAGAGCAGTAAAAGTTAAAAAAATGCTAAAAGACGTTAATCCTGATGATATAGACATTAGTAATGGTCAACTTTATGAGGTTGATATTCCAGAAGATGACGTAATGCTTAATGAAGATTTGCCATTTTCTAAACAATCTAAAAAGGTTCAAGAAGGTTTGAAGTCTTTAACTTCCAATCTTGATGACGGAATGAGTAAAGAAGCAATCCTTGAAGAAATAGAAAGAATTGAAATAAAAATTGAAGAAAATGAAAATGATGATTATATTGATTTAGGACGAAGAGAATATATTTCAGAATGCTTAGAAATGGCATTAGACCACATGAAAGGTAAACTAGCATTAGTCGACATTGAAAATAGCAACTTGAAAGGTCGAACTATTTATAAGGCAATAAGCGAACATTTAGAGTCTGATGAACTTGCTTCTAAAAAGTTAAACGAGTATGGCATTAAAGGCATTAAATACAACGGTCATCAAGACGGTGAGTGTTATGTTGTGTTTGATGATAAAGCCGTACAAATTTTGAATACGTTTTATCAATCAAGCAATAATAGCTATGACATCAACCGATTATCAAATGATAATCAAGAGATGATTAAACAAAATGAGTTTAACCTAGCGGACAAATACGATTATATTCTTAATCAAGTTACGGGTGAAAAAGTTTTTATTGAAATGAATGACGACATAAATGTTGAAGAAATTAAACCGCAAAAGATTTCTTCTGATTTACCATTTGAAATTTCTGAAAAACCTTCTGATAACAAGAAAAATATTATTAATATTCTAAATTTTAAAGAAGGTAAAAAACTTGTAAATAACAATACTAATGAAAGCGCAATTGTAAATAATAAAACTATTGAAAAATCATTGTCAAATACAAATGTAAATAATGCTAATTACAAAGATTTTTGCAATATCCTTTTGAATTCTGAAAATTTATTTATAACTTCACAAAAGATTTTAAGCCATAACGACACAAAAACTAATAGTTCATTAAACATAAAGAGGTTTGCCAATGTTGCTAAAATTGCTAATAATGAATATTTAATAGAGTTTGTTTTGAAAGATAATAAAGAACTGCGAATATACTCTATTGATGTTATCGAACAAAAAAGTAGCGGTAACGAGAAAACGCTTCGAGAAAACTCTAGGCAACACGATACCGCTATTAACAGTATAACATATATTAAACAGCTTTTCAAGTCTAAATTGTTGAAAAAATATAATAGAGATTATGTAACTAATTTAAAATCTTTAAATAATAATACTCATTATCAATCTAACTTTTCTTCACCT